TTGGATTTGCTGTAACTGCCAACATAGACGGACAAGTTATTCCAGGAATTGGAACTACTGGTTCAATTACAGGATTCCTTAAGGGAATTATTACTGGTGTAAGCACAGACTCTACAAATAGTAATAGTACATTTAATGTTAAGATTACTGATAGAATATCAGCAGTTGGTGGTATAACTTCTTACTTCCCAATTGATTATGCTGAAGGAAATTCAATTACTGCGTTTAAATCAGATTCATCTGTTCAGTTCCTTAATAACTCTGGTGTTACTACTGGACACTCTGCTAGTGCAGCATATACTCCAGCATCAGTTAAAGACTGGTATGATGAGCAAACATTAGGTATTAACAATGCCACAGTTTACTGGAAGACATTAGCACCTAAACCATTAAGTAGTAACTTTGTTACTGAAAGAAATGGTAAGAACGATGGTATTCACGTTGTTTTAGTTGATGATGAGGGTAGATTAACAGGTATTAAAGGAAATATTGTTGAGAAGCATCTTAACCTTTCTAAGGCAAAAGATACTGTTTCTTCGGTAAATCCACCTCAAAAAACTTACTACAAAGATTATATTGCACTTTACTCAGATAATCTCTATGCAGGTAAGAACCCATCTGAAGGAGCAGATGCCCAATGGGGAACTGCACCTTTAGCAACTGGATTCTCTACAGCATGTACTCCAGTTACAACTGGTGATGGATTATGGGGTCTAGATGCACAGGGTGTTACTTACTCTGCATTGGGTAATATTTCATACTCTCTAACAGGTGGTCAGGATTACGGTTCAATTCCATCTGGAGAAGTAAAAGGTGGAATGAAGGCTACATTAGCAGACCTAATGACATCTTATAGATTGTTCTCTAATAAAGATGAGGTTGCAGTAGATTACCTCATTATGGGACCAGGATGTGATGTTGAGTCTGATTCTCAAGCAAAAGCAAATCAATTGCTTTCAATTGCTGGAGATAGAAAGGACTGCATGGCAACAATTAGTCCACATAGAGCAAACGTTGTTAACATTACTAACACTGAGACTCAGACTGAGAACGTTCTTAACTTCTTTAGTCCATTATCTTCATCATCTTATGGTGTATTTGATAGTGGTTATAAGTATATGTTCGACAGATTTAACAATGAATTCCGTTACATTCCATGTAATGGAGACGTTGCTGGTCTAATGTGTCGCACAAATATTACTTCATATCCTTGGTTCTCACCTGCTGGACAGCAAAGAGGTGTTATAAACAATGCAGTTAAACTTGCATACAACCCAAGTAAGACACAAAGAGACAGACTTTATCCTGCAAGAATTAATTCCTTCATTACCACACCTGGTATTGGAACACTTCTCTTCGGTGATAAAACTGCACTTGGATATGCATCAGCATTTGACAGAATTAACGTTCGTCGTTTATTCCTCACAATCGAGCAAGCACTTGAAAAAGCAGCACAAGCTCAACTCTTTGAACTCAACGATGAGTTAACAAGAGCAAACTTCCGCAATATTGTGGAACCATATCTACGTGACGTTCAGGCTAAGAGAGGACTTTATGGATTCCTCGTTGTTTGTGACACCACAAATAACACTCCTGATGTTATTGATAATAACGAATTCCGAGCAGACATCTTCCTGAAGCCTGCGAAGTCAATCAACTATGTTACTCTTACTTTCGTTGCTACCAGAACTGGTATCAGCTTTGAGGAAGTAGCAGGTCGAGTTTAACCTTAGTATCTAAATAAAAACAGGAGGATTTAATCAATGGCTACAAGTAGAGCAAACAGAAACATTTCGCAATTTAAGTCGAAACTGATAGGTGGCGGTGCTAGGCCGAATTTATTTGAGGTTGAGCTCACTACCCTTCCACCTAACGTAGTATCTGATTGGGATGCGGAAGTCTTTAGTTTTATGTGTAAGGGAGCAAATTTACCTGCACAAACTATTGCTAACATAGACGTTCCATTCAGAGGTCGTATTTTTAAAGTTGCTGGAGACAGAACCATCGAACCTTGGACTATTACTGTTATTAACGATGAAGATTTCAGATTTAGAAATGCTTTTGAGAATTGGACACAACAAATTGCCAATTTAGATGATAATCTAGGTACAACTGACCCTAGTGCTTACATGACCAATGCTAAAGTATTCCAACTTGGTAGAGGATCAGAAAAGAGCAGTCAGAATAGTGGCGGAGATGCTAATGTTGTACTAAAAGAGTATGAATTTATTGATATATTTCCAACAAGTGTGTCAGCTATTGACTTATCTTACGATACAGGTGATACTATAGAAGAGTTCACCGTCGAGTTCCAAGTTCAATCTCTACGATTAACTGGGGCTGGCCGACCTAACTAAATAGTAAGAAAGTTTAATAAATCATGGCAAAACTTTTTGGGTTCTCGATAGAGGACAATGACGAAAAATCACTACCTCAAAGTGCGGTCTCTCCCGTTCCTCCAAATAACGAGGACGGGAATGATCATTATTTGAGTAGTGGTTTTTTTGGTTCTTATGTAGATATTGAAGGTGTATATAGAACAGAGTTTGACCTAATTAAGAGATATCGTGAGATGGCGCTTCATCCTGAAGCAGATAGTGCAATAGAAGATATTATAAGTGAAGCATTAGTATCAGATACAAACGATAGTCCTGTAGAGATTAATTTAGATAATCTTAATGCAAGTGATGGTATTAAGGATAAAGTTAGAGATGCTTTTAAATTTATCAAAGATTTATTAGATTTTGATAAAAAAGCACATGAGATTTATAGGAATTGGTATATTGATGGTAGATTATATTTTGATAAAGTAATTGATATCAAGAAACCGCATGAAGGAATACAAGAATTAAGATATATTGACGCAATGAAAATGCGTTATGTGAGACAGCAGAAGAAACAGCAGAATGATAATGTTCGTCTAGGAAATGTAAACACAGGCAATCCTGCAGATTATGAGTTTCCTGAAATAGAGGAATACTTCTTATATAATCCTAAATTAACTTATCCTACAGCAAGTCCTTCATCGGCAACTGGTGGACAAGGTGGAATTAAATTCTCAAAAGATTCAATTACATTTTGTACTTCAGGATTAGTAGATAGAAATAAAGGAACAACCTTATCATATTTACATAAGGCAATTAAACCTGTCAATCAGTTAAGAATGATTGAGGATGCTGCTGTTATATACAGAATAGCAAGAGCACCTGAAAGAAGAATGTTCAAAATTGATGTAGGTAATTTACCTAAAGCAAAAGCAGAACAATATTTAAGAGATGTTATGGCAAGATATAGAAACAAACTTGTCTATGACGCAAGTACAGGTGAAATCAGAGATGACAGAAACTATATGTCTATGTTGGAAGACTTTTGGTTACCAAGTAGAGATGGTGGAAGAGGTACAGATATTACTACTCTACCAGGTGGTGCTAATCTAGGCGAAATATCAGACATAGAATACTTTAGAGCAAAACTTTATAGAAGTTTAAATGTTCCTGTTAGTAGATTAGAGGCAAGTCAAGGTTTCAATCTAGGTCGTGCTTCAGAAATTAGTAGAGATGAATTGAAATTTACTAAATTTGTAGGCAGATTAAGAAAGAAATTTACTGAATTGTTTAATGATCTTTTAAGAACACAATTAATAATAAAGGGCGTTATTGCAGAAACAGAATGGCCCGATATTAGAGATAATATTTTCTATGACTTCTTACAAGATGGTCACTTTGCAGAATTGAAAAATGCTGAAATGATGAGAGAAAGATTAAACTTGGCAAGAGAAGTTAGAGATTATATTGGTAAATACTATTCAGTTAATTATGTTAGAAGAAACATATTAAGACAAACTGAAACAGAAATTAAGAAAATGGATGCTGAAATCAGAAAAGAAATTGATAGTGGCATAATATCAGGACCCGAAAATCAAATGGGTAATGACCAAGACATATAATAAGGAGAAAAAATGAGTGAAGAAGTAAAAGACTTTATAGATAAAATGGCAAAAAACGATATGGTTGGCGCTGGGGATGCTTTTAAAGACGCATTAAGAAGCAAAATGGGTGACGCTTTAGATAAACAAAGGCAAGATATTGCTGGTAATATGTTTAAGGCACAAGCGCATAGTGATCCTAAACCAGAAATATCAGGTACAGGTACTTTCACACCAGATGGAAAAATTGAACCTACAGGTGCAAACGCACAAGACGGTCAAGCACAAACAGAAATAACACCAGAAACACCAGAGGTATCGGATGCAGAAAGTCAGCCAGCTAGTACAGAGCAACCAGGCGTTTAATAGCAATTCATATAAAAATTTATCGCCTGTTATGAAAGAGGCAATAAGTGATGTTATGAAATTAGTTGAAAAGAATACAGAAGATTTATTAAACACTTTTGAAACAGCAGTAACTAAAGTTGCTGAACAACATAATGTAGATAAAGACGATATTGAAGAATACTTTGATATTGAATTAAAAGAACAATTAGAGGACTAAAATGGCGTGGGTAGATGTACCAGGATCAAACGAAGTATGGCAATATGAAAATACTGCCACAGCGTCCAATACATATTCAGACGCTGCTGGAACATATTCAGGTGGTATAAGAAGTTATACAAGACCTGGAACTGGAGTTGTAGAACAAACTTATGTCAGATGTAGAAAGAAAGGCGAAACGGTAGAACGAGGCGAACTTTCTAAAAACTACTATGACGCACAATAGGAAATAAAATGGCAGATATAGTATCAACACAAGTAATATCAGACACTTCTGGAGTTAAGTATGTTGCAAAAATGACTAACATATCAGATGGTTCTGGAGAATCTTTAGTTAAAAAAATAGACGCTTCAGCAACTACTTTTATGACTGAAGACGCAAATAGAACAATTGCAAAAATATGGTTTTCAGTTAACGCAATAAGTAAGAAAGCTTGCGTAGAATTGTTATGGGATGGTGCTACTAACGCAACTGGAGTATTGTTGAGTGGTCAAGGTTATTGGGACTTGCGTACAGCAGGAAACTCTATACCAAACAATGCGATTACACCAACAGGAGATGTTTTACTATCTACACACGATTTTGTAAATGGTGATAATTATACGATTATTGTTGAGTTTAGATAGAAAATTGTATAAATAGTTAAGTAAAATAAAGAGAGAGATATGAAACTAATATCGGAAGAGATTCAAAACGCAGAATACCTAGTTGAAGAAACTAATGGTAAGAAAAATTACAAAATTAAAGGTATCTTTTTACAATCCGACATAAAGAATAGAAACGGAAGAGTATACCCAAAAGAGGTATTACATAAAGAAGTAACTAGATATAACCGAGAATTTATCAATAAAAACAGAGCATTTGGTGAGTTGGGACATCCTGACGGACCAGTTGTAAATTTGGAAAGAGTTTCACATATGATTACGAAACTTCATCCAGATGGTAATAATTTTATTGGTGAAGCGAAGATAATGAATACTCCGTATGGTAAGATTGTTAAAGGTCTTATTGACGAAGGTGCCCAATTAGGGGTATCAAGTAGAGGTATGGGTTCATTACAAACAAGAGGTGGCGTTAACTATGTAGGGGAAGACTTCTACTTGGCAACCGCTGCTGACATTGTGGCAGATCCGTCTGCTCCAGACGCTTTCGTAGAAGGTATTATGGAGAATAAAGAGTGGATTTGGGACAATGGAGTACTCGTTGAAAGGAACATTGACGCCTGGAAACGAGAGATAGAAAGTGCGAAAAGACACGCTTTAGCAGAGGCAAAAGCGAAAGTATTTGAGAACTTTCTTAAAAATCTCTAGTTTTATAAATATCAGTATTAGAACA